CTTACTTCTAAAGTTCCAAAAGCCTCACTAGTATCAATTGATGTTGGTTCAATATTAACATTTCCAACACTTACTTCTAAAGTTCCAAAAGCCTCACTAGTATCAATTGATGTTGGTTCAATATTAATAACATTTGATATAAAACTTGCACTAACATCAATATCAGCACTTACACTAGTATCAGTTCTAGCAGCACTACTAATAGAATCAGACCAGGTATTAAACTCATAACCAGCACTAGCTATAGCTGTTACTGTTGTACCATCTTCACCATCATTTATTACTTGTGGTGTATCACCACTAATTGAACCACCAGCACCAGCTGTATATGTAAGATCATATGTTACTGATGAGTCATCAGTATCTATTCCTATATTCCACGCACCAGTAGACGGTCTAGTATCACCATCTATATCTATAGTAAAAGCAGATGTTAAATTAATACCAGCATCTCTTAAATCAGTATCTCCAGATGTCAAATGATAATTATATGTTGCTGAATTAACAAAAACAGTTGACCAATTAGATGGCGTAACAGCTAATGTTCCATCTCCATCATTACTAGCACAATTAGATATTATCCAATTACCAGTTCCAACATCAAAATCGTCAGTATTATCAAAAACAGCACAATTTCTAACTGTTATATTAGTATTTGCACCATCAGATTCTAATCCGTCATCCCATCCAGTAAAAACACAGTTATCAATATCAACTTCATGTACGCCTGTTAAAGCAGACTGAAAACCTTCACTAGAAGTAGTAGATATACCAGAATCATATATAACTGAATTTCTCAATTTAAGATGACATATAGATAATGACTCTAATTTAACACCATTACCATTAGTATTAGTTGTTCTAATTATACAACCATCTATTATAGTATTAGATGTATAAGATAATTGAAAACAATTAGAATTACTACCAACATTGGTATTATATAACTGTATTCCTATAAAATTTAATATTAAATTACGATTTCTAATAATATATGTTGCACTATCAGATGATAATCTATAATGAGTATCAGACCAATAACCAGGATGTCTACCATCATCAGCATCAGTATCACCCTGTATAATTATTTTATTAGAATCTATACCAGTCCAATTATCGGCCCGTATTTCATATACTGAGGTAGTATCAATAGTTGTTCCACGACATAAAAATATTACATCTTCACTATAAGATCCGCCTTGACGTGCAGTAAGACCAGAACCCAATGTATCATAAGGACTCGCAGAAGTTCCTGTTCCACCACTAGTGGCATCTGTATCTACATAATATGACGGCATGTAATATTATCCTATGGAAAACCAGTAAAAAATTAATCAATAAAAAACAAACAAGAAGTGGGTAATACCCACTTCTTGTTATAACTTAAAAATTTTATTAATTGTTGATGCCCACTGAATAGTAATATTACCACTATTTGGTGTCACTGGTAAATTAGTACCACTATCAATATATGCTATTAACGGTGATGTATCTTCATTTCCTGTATCTTTATACAAAACAACAGCCTCACAGGTATCTCCTGTAACACTAGAAAAAATTGTATCACCAGCATCAGCAATACCAGATGTTCCTGTTTGACCAGATATTGCCTGTGTTGCTACTCTACCAGCAGCATCAACTCCACTTAAAAACATATCTGATGCAATATCAACTGTATAATCTGCTGTATCTACTAGGACAGCATTAATGGTATCATCAACCCAGTCAATGTTTCCAAGTAAAAACTCATTTCTGCCATAATCGTAAAATTGATTAGCCATTTTAAACTCCTTATTTTAATTTTTATTTCTTTATATTATTATTTATATTTCTATCACTTTCATTAATTTTATTATCAGATAACAAGGCTTCTAAAAATACTGAACACCAACCCTGTAACACAAAAATGAAAGTGGCAATACAACCTTCTACTTTATTTCCTAAAGAAATTCCTAACTTAGTATTCATCAATTTTGATAAACCTAAACCTACTAATTTAGCACTAGGACTAATCTTTTCTAACAATTTTTCTTTAGGACATAATTTAGTAATAACAGCAAATATACATCCAACTATTGTACATATTAATGTAGCATTAATAATCATTCTACCTCCTTATTTACCAACTTCCAAATACACTATCTTGCACATCGTCATCTGAAGACTCATAATCTATTGCACTAACAGATGATGTAACATATGGACCAATATCAAAAATATCATCTATATTATCAACAAAAGCACTTATTTCAGTCATTGTTGCGCTTGTATCAGAACTTAAACTCTCGTGATTGTCCCGTAACGGTCTAACATTTAATGTATAACTATGTTTTCCTTGTAAAAACATTTCCTCTTCTTGTTTAACATGAATAACTTCTAATAAATATGGTGCATAATTCAATTTAATCATATCACCTTCTATAGGAACATGACTATCATATTGAACATATGTTTGTTCAGAATCATATGTACTAGATTCATTAAAATGTCTAATACTAAAATACATTTCAAAACTATCTAAACCCTCTATCCCAAATTGAGTAAACATAGTTTCTTCTTTTGGTAATTCCATATATCCCATAACATCAAATTTTCTAACAATTTTCTTATTATTATCTTCACCAAAAAGTTTTTGATTTTCAGTACTAAAACTAACAATATAATATGTCATGCAAACACCATTTTTATTATAGGCTTCTGTAATCAAACTATCATAAAGACTACGCTCTTTATCATATTCTATTCTACAATGCTGTAACCAATTATTCGGTAATGATGAAACCTCACCATAATTTGGTATTGGAGCACTAAAAATATGTGAAACAGCAGACAAATCTATATATGTAGTTGTATGTAAAAAATTCATAATTTATCCTATAGTAAATAATATGTTATCATCATATTCTATCTTAAAATAAGATCCTACATCAGCAGATGTTGTATTTCCTAAAGTAGTACAATATATAGGCGTATATGGTAATGTACTAGCATCCCAAATAACACCCCAATTAGCAACTAAAGCAGAATTTCTAACTAACCATTGTGGATTTTGTAATATACTAAATTCAGATGATACCATATTAGCACCACTTAATTGTAAACCACCACTAACATATCCACTCCCTGTTTCTAACTCACTACTTATATTTATATTTATAAAAGTATCAGTAACTCGTGGTCGATAATTACTATCATGAAGTGTAATAATAATATCATCTGCACTAACATTAATATTACTAGTGGCCATAGCAACAAAAAACTCATTATATACAAAATTTGTAGTTATTTCATTATAATAAACTATTTCAGGTATTCCAAATGCTTCACTACTATTAATTGATATTGGTTCAATATTAATATCACTACCAATAGTTATTTCAGGTATTCCAAATGCTTCACTACTATTAATTGATGTTAGTTCAATAATTTGTAAATTATTGATAATATCAGGTGAACCAAAATCTTCATTACTATCAATTGATGTCGGTTCAATAATTTGTAAATTATTAATTATTTCAGGTATTCCAAACCCTTCACTACTACTAATTGATGTTAGTTCAATAATTTGTAAATTATTGATAATATCAGGTGAACCAAAATCTTCATTACTATCAATTGATGTTGGTTCAATATTAATATCACCACCTATTATTTCGGGTGATCCAAACACTTCACTACTATTAATTGATACTGGTATAATATTTATATTACCAAGTATTAATTCTGGATTATCAAAAGCTTCACTACTATTAATTGATGTTGGTTCAATATCAATTGCTACTACACCATAAAATTCTATTGGAACAATAACATCTTGTATTTCATTAGCTCTTACTCTAACATTACCAAATGCTTTATCTGTTATACTATCTGTATCAGTAAAATATATATTTAATCTATCTTCAAGAATAACAATAGATAAATTATTAGGATCAAATATTTCTGGGATCCCACTTTGATTAAATACTGTATATAAAAGACTTAATCCTGTTAATGATCCAACATATGAATCATCAAATTCATCAAATGCTGAAAATGGAATATATCCAACATTACCTCTAGTAATTGCATTTTCATTATGATCTATATTAGGTGTTCCAAATGCTTCACTACTATCTATTGATGTTGGACTAACATCACCTATCCAAATAAAAGTTGGTATACCAAAAGACTCACTAGTATCTATTGAAGTTGGTACTAAACTTTCTCCAGTAGCAGAAAAAGAATCAACTCCAATATTCCAAGCGCCAACATTAGGTCTAGTATCACCATCTATATCAACAGAAAATGCTGATGTAAGATTTGTACCCTCTAATTCTAAATCAGTACCATCTTGTAAATGAAAATCAGCAGATATTATATCTACAAAAACACCACTCCATTCAACAGAACTAACTAAAACAGAATTTGTTCCAGTTCCACCACTATCATCAGTATTAAACGCATTATAATCTATAGTAAATGTTGTTGGGTTACTAGTAACATCAATACCAACACCACAATCTGGAAATGCATTATTAGTTACTGTTATAACAGCACCAGAACTACCATCATTTTCAATACCATCATCTATATTATAAAAAACATTATTTGAAACTTCAACTATATGATTACCACCAGCTAATTGAATACCTTCTTGAGATGTTAATGAATTATCTGGATGGAAAAATACCGAATTTCTAATTTGTATTGGCACTGCTAATGTAGCATTTATATAAACACCATTAGCATTACTTGCACAATTAATAATACAAGCATTTATTTCAGTATTTATAATAGAAGAACTATATATACAATTTGCAGTACTACTAGTATCATCAGTATTATGTATTTGTATTCCATCAAAAACAACATCTATATCTCTATTTCTAATAACATATTCTGTATTATCAGATTCTATACGATAATGAGAAGTTGACCAATAACCTGGATGTTTTCCAGTATCTGAATCTGGATTACCTCTTAATATTAATTTATTAGATCCAATTCCTGTCCAAACAGAGGCCTCCAAAACTTTACTACCAAAAGAAGTATCTAATGTTTGACCTTCTAATAATACTATAACATCTGCTGAATATGATTCACTAGCCTCACCAGTTTCTAAATTATCCCATGTATCATATGGACTACCAGATGTCCCATCACCACCTGATACAGCATCAGTATTTACATATATTGTTGGCATTTAATTTCCTTCTATCCAAGTTGGATCAGTATTAGATAAAGCCTTTAATGTATCTATATCTGATAGATCCAAAACTTTTTGAATCCAATTATCATCTCTAGGATTTGCTGCACCTACATAATCCGGTAATGTAATACCATCTAAATATGGATGTGCCGTTCCTATACCACCATCACCTATTGTGATAATACCTTCTACAACAAATGTACTATCTACTTTATATCTATCAGCTCCTGTTACACCTAAAAATGGAACACTACCACCTGTAGTATAATAAACTTCTCGTGTCCCACCTGTTAATGTTTGTGCTTCATATTCAACAGCTGTCATAGAAGAATCAAAAAATCTAAATAAATCACCAGAAGTATTTGGATTAAGAAAATAATTATGTGATATTATTGTATTAGAATAATCCCACATTGTATCTGATCCGGTACTATATGGTATTACATTCCATATTTCCTCAGTCCCCCAGGGAGTTCCAGAAGAACCACCTGTTATTATATTATTATAACCATAATCATAACAATCTAATGGTTCTAAAAAATGAGAATCTACCGGCCAGCCACCATCCAAAAATCTATTTGGATTAGCATATTTTGTGTATGAATTAGATGTAACATCTAAAAATGTATTATTATATGTAACAACTTTATAAAATCTAGCAATTCCTGGAGCATATGTATTTGTTATTTCTGTTGAATCGAATATATTATTATATGATTGAACAAAATCTATATTAAGATATAATCCACGACCAGTTATTGATTGAAAAATATTATGATGTATTTTATCACCTAAAGTATCATATTCATCTTGAAATCCATTCCCAGCCAAAGGATTACGACCACTAAGAAATTGCTCGCCTTTATATTTAATACCTTCAGTTCCTTTAGAAAAATAATTATATCTAAATACATTACCCCGTGTACCACCACCATCTAATGTCCACGTTATATCTTCACTATAACCATTTCTAGCAGTCATATTTTGTGGTGAAGTTGATACTCCATTATTAAAATAATCACCAAATATATTAATATGAGCACAATTATGTGATGGATCTGCCACTGATCCGTTATTATAAAAATAACAAAATTCAACAGTAGAATATTTCCAACAGGACCCAACTAATCCACCAGGATTATCACCTCCATTTGGCGCTAAATTATCATGTAAATAACAACCACGTATTAAAAATGGTCCTTGATTACCCCAGAAAGCAGCACAAGTTGTTTGACTAGATTCCCAACCACCACCTGTAATTTCTAATCTTTCCACCATCCAATAATGTAACTCTTCATTTCTATTTGACCAATTTCCTAAAACCACACCCTCATATGCTCTATGTCGACCATCTAAAATAGCCCATTCACTAGGATAACTACCTATATAATTATATTCACCCTCAGACCAAGAAGTTCCTTGAACACCTTCTACATCTGACACTAAAAAAGTCTCATTACTATCAAGATTATATGTATCTTCTCTTAAATAAATCCTAGCCCCTTTTATTTGCACGTCTAATGCGGCTTGAATAGTATTATATCCATATCCATCTCCATTATCATCTGAATATACTTCACCATCAATTCCGGTCCAACTAGTATTTACAGTATCAGCATCAACATACATAAATACAGATGGAGTAAAACCACCAGTATCAGTAGTATCTATTTCATTAGTCCAATAAATCTTAAATGGTTCAGGACTAATATCAACATGACTAATTACACCATATGTACTATCTTTATTTGCCCTAATCCTAGATACTTCTGGTATCAAACAATAAAAATCACCTGCTGCTGGTCCTATTTTTACCAAAGTTATAGTTTCTGTTAATGAATCATCAATAGCAACACTATCAGTACTACCTGTATTCCATGACCATCCTGTAAAAGTACACCCAACTAAAGAAACAGGTACATTAAAATATGTATTACAACTATCAGCAGTAGCAGCAAGAACCGCAAACTGGACCATAATAGTATCAGTAACACTACTTCTATTAGCAGCTTTTGTTCGTCTTATCCAACTTTTAGTATTATGTATTACTTCAGTAGTATCTGTTGCATTCCAAACTGATATAGTAGCTTCTGATCCATAACAAAGTCCTGTAATTCTAACTGTAGTATCAAAATCATCTGGTAATGGAAATGAGTCCTGATATGATAATTCACCATTAATATAACATGACATCCAAAGACTATCAATACTACTACCATCTATATTAACATCTATACTAGATCTAGAAGAATCTATTACACTAATATTAGTTGCTGCTAATAAAAATACAGTATCTATTTCAGTTGTATCATATATTTCACCAGAATAACCATCACCAACAATAGTTAATCTATAAAAAGAACTATCCAATAAACCAATAGCAGTGAGAATATCAGTATTAGCAGCTATCATATTCACACTACTGTCAACTCTTGTATACGGGCCACCATATACTGTAGCAACTTCTAAATATACAGTACCCTTATCTTTTCTAACAGCACTTTCATACCAAAACATTGAACTAATAGAATCTTTTACCGAAAAACTAGTAGATGTTATATTAGATGTTACACCCATAACAATTAAAAATTCTCTTGCACCAACTTTTCTAACACCATCACCATAATAAAAATTAGAAAAATCAGCATGTTGTCTCTTTAAAAAAGGATATTTAACACTATCAATAAATGCTTCAGTTGATATACCACCTCTAGTCCCAGTTTCATATGTAACATCATTAATAGAAGGTGTAATTCTAGTAAAAACATTTTCTATTATAGAATCATAACTATATCCAATACCATTTACTTGACCGCGATCAGATGTCATCATAACATTATTTAATAGAATTAATATACCACTAACTTGACCTGGTGCTCTCATTAAACAACATGTAGCACCAACAGTATTATTACGTATAATTAACTTATTAGAACTATCAGCTAATGCACTACCATGATTATAAAATGCTGCTAACATAGTCTCTGATAAACCAAGATTATATATTATCAAATTACCATATATTTCCGCAAACATTAAACCATCTACCATTATAGTTACATGATTACAACTATCCATAACATTATATCTAATAATAGTACCATATGAATATGGTTTGCTATTTTCATCAAATGTGATAACTTCACCACCAGCGTCTCTTGGATTAAAACTATTATATTCTATTAATATAGAATCACCACTCATTAAATTTTCACCGCTTCTACCCAAAAAGGTATTATATCTTAATTTACCACGTAAACCTAAATTAACTCTACCCACTGATAATATATTACTATCAATTGTAACATCAGTTGCAATTCTATCATATGTACTACTTAATATATTAATACTAAGTGAATCAAAATAACAATTTGACACTCGAGTTTCCAATAAAGTATCAGCATCACTATCTTTTCTAAAAGATATACCTAATTTTCTAGCTGGATCTGAATATCCATTTTTATCAAATTCACAATTTCTTATTCTATGACCACCATAATTATCAGATATTAACATATATGATACACCACTAATATAAGCACCAGGATTAAATCTAAACACAATATTATCCAATACCATACCATCACCTTGTGGTACTATAACTGTATTTCCATCAGCATCTTTCTGAATAGTATCTTTATCAGCATAACTACTAAACAATGTTGCACCAGCCTGTATATTCATAGTAGCCGTAGCAACAAATGCTGTTCTAGCAGCATTACCCTTCTTAAGTTCTATACTGTCATTGGTACTATGTGCTGTAATAGCTGATGTTATAGTAGTATAACCACAAGTATCACATACAGTCAAAAGAGCCGCATTTATACTTGATACAAATAAAAATAATACAAAAAATATTGGATACAGTTTATTCATCATATTCCTTGTTACTATGCCAATGTCATTAAACCATTTGCATTAACTTCTAATGTTAACGTAGAATTACTTGGTGATAATGTTCCTGTACTATAAAAACCTGCTATTACATCATTAAAAGTAGTATCATATACAACAGCGGCATCAGCACTAAAAGTAGCATCTGTCCAACTAACATCAGCAGCGTCCCATTTTGCCCAATCATTAGTACTATCTATTTCTATTGCACTAACACTTAATGTTGCTCCACCAGTAGTATATCCTATACCAGATATTTCATATGCACTAATATCAGACCAATAATCCATTTCTCTAATAGTATCTGTACCAACAACTGTTGTACCTGATACTAATGCAATCTTAAACGTGTCACCACTTAAATTTATGTTTCCGCCAGCCTGTTGGGCTTTAAAAAAATTTGTAATAACCGAATCAGCCATTTTATTCTCCTTTATATATATTTATATTAGCTCAATATAGCAAACGCTCTATTTTGTTTTGATGTTAATGTATTTACTGTTACTGGTGTATTAACTATATTAGAACCTATATTTGGATTTAAATTCACTTCACCAAGCCCTTCAAGTATAGAAAAAGCTCTATTAATACTAGTTTCTATTACAGCAACAGGTTTAATTGGTCTAGCTTTTGGTTTCGGTTTTGGCTTACAAACTTTTTTCTCATTTACAGATTTTTCTAAATAATCTAAAAATCCCATTAGTCCCCCTTAAACTTATCTAATTCTATTACAAATTCATCTTCAATTTTTTTAATTTTATCTTTTGCTATAGATGTTATTTCTATTGAGGTATTATATATTAATGATACTTCTTTTTTTATATTTTCATAAAATATTAAAAATGTTGGAAGCACATTATCATAAGGTATTATCATTTTTCTTGGATAATGAGTTACCATATATTGATCGAACATTGATATAACTGTTTGATTTTGTGTTTCTATATAATCATTAAGTTCAGCATAATTCATTTCACAAAAACCATTTTCTTTGAAACTACGCTTAAACTCATCTTTTATAATACTAATTACTATAATAAGTCTAGCATGAAATAAATTTAATTCTTTTGCCTTTCTTTCCTCATCTCCACTATTAGCAGTATTAATTAATTTAGCATATTCTTGATATAATAATCTTTGTGAATTTAACATCTTATGTTCAACAAAATTCATTTCATCTTTTAAAATATGATCATATAACATTTTTACTTTATATGATGTTTTAACTTGCAATGCATTTTGAAGTCTAATACAATCAGAACAACTTCTTTTTCTTTTTTTACCACTAATACCCTTAAAAATTGGACTTATCTTACTCCAATTAATAATAACAACAATCAATAATACTACTAATAATACCAAAATCATAATTGGTAAAGGTAAACCTGCTAACATAGCTAAAAATTTATCCATGATGTCCTCTTAAAACATTAGTCAAAAATCAATTACAAAAGTATTTATAATATGAAAAAGATGCTGGACAAAAGTCCAACATCTTCAATTAATAACAAAAGAATACTTATGAAATAGATGGGTAACTTATTTAGATTTCATTATTTTCACGTAATCTTGCAATTTTAGAACGTATTGAGCACATACTATGACCTAATATTTCTCCTATATGTCTACAACTATATTCACTATAATATTTTTTAATAAAAGCAATCTTTTCTGGTGTCCAAATAAACTCCTTTCTTTTAGGCTTAGATTTTATAGCTTGTATCCAATCACTTGGTATTTCAACATCTAAAACTTTAATACTGGAACTTTTTGCGTAGGTAGTTTTGCTATTTTCTGACCCCATGTATAACCTCCTTTATCATTTACATCAAACCACGTTATCCCAATACTTACTAAACTATCACATTGCCTAGTACCAAATTTACTAAACCATTGCAAAGAAGGTATTGTCATACCTAACCATTCATGATCACCGGTATAACAATCTCTATGAACATGTGCTCTAATAATAACATCTGAATTAGGTTGCATATCTTTTGAACTCCACATTAAATTATGAAGTTTTTGTTTAGATATTGGACCAGCTTTTCCATAAGGTATAGAAGAACCTCCAATTTTATGTCTAAGATCAAAAATAACACCATTCACATCAACCCACAAATGATCAGCTATTTGTTTAACACCTAATGTTTTAGCAATATTATCTTCATAATCTGTTTTTTTACCAGTATGGTATGGAGTGCCATAAACCATAGCTATTTCATCTGCATTTACTTGTTTTATACATTCTATAGCAATATCACATTGTTCATTACAATCAGTTGTTATTAATTCTGATCCACCACTGGCTTCACCTCTACCATCAATTAAATCACCCATACAAAATAATATATCAATTTTACCAAGTGCTTTAATTTCAGTAATATACCAATCCCAAACTTCTCGTTGTAATTTAGAAAAAAGTTTACGTTTTTTAATAAATATACTATCACCAACCATATCTTTACTATTTTGTAATTGCCATGATGGTGGTGTAAGTCCAGCAATATGACCACAATGTGTATCACCCATTACTAATATTCTTTTAGATTTTATTTTAAACTTTCGTTTAGCCATTCAATTAACCCTCATTATATGGAATTTCTAATTTTCTATTCAAAAATTTAAATCCCTGATTTTTATAATATTCAATTCTATGCAAAAAATGTGTATAAACGTAATTTTGTTTTAATATTCCCCTTTTTGTTGTATATGTTAAATCATCTACAATATCCCAAATAATAATAAGATCTTTCTTATCATGTTTTCTTAAACCTCTACCAATAGATTGTAATACAGACAATTTAGCCTTACATGAACTAGCAAAAATTATATTATGTAATCTCTTAATATTAATACCAGCTTTCATAGTTCCATATGTAGCCAATATTATCATATTCTCTTGAGTTTCCATTAATTTTCTAATAGACTCTCTCTGATTAACATCAATACTACCATCTATCCTAAAAACCTTATACCGTTCATCTAATACCTCTAATAAATATTTTTCCATAGATTTTAAATGATTAATATGTTGGCAAAGAATTAATGAATTATCACCATCTTGTATTTTATTAAAAATCCATTTTAAAACAGTATTTCTATCATTAGATTTCTCAATAAAATTTATTTCATCTTTAAATACTGCACCCCTAATAACTGATATTATATTTTTAGGATATTGTAATATAATATTAGCAATACTAATTTTTGATAATACACCCCTATCAATAAGCTCTTTAGATCCTATACTATATAGAATAGGACCTAAGTATCCATAGATATTATATTGACTACTCTCATCATCTGGTAAGGTTCCAGTAAAACCCAATCTATATTGAGCCTTACTGGCTTTCTCACAAAGTTTCTTAATCTCAATAGATGTTCCTAGACCATGTACTTCATCTAAAAATAATCCATCAAATCTATTAAAAAAATCAGATCCCTTTCTTTGTAAACTTTGCCAGGTACTGATTAGAATAGGTTTTTTAAAGCCAGGCTTTTTCTTACTATATAAAACTTCAACATAATTATTAATATCATTCCAACCATAATCATTCATCATATCAGAAAAAAATTGTTCTACTAATGATGTTGAAGGTACTACTAATAAATAATTACCCCTCTCATTAATAAGTAACCATCTAAGTATAGAATATATCATCAACGACTTTCCACTACCAGTTGCAGACTCTATAGTACCTCTTTTATTATTAATAGAAACCTTTATTATTTCATTTTGGTAATCCCGTGGAAATATGTCTACCTGTGAAAAGATATTTTTATAAAAAAGATTTAATTCGTCTTGGCTAACATTATTAACAAAATCTTTACTATTAAAATTAAAACTATATGTATAATTTCTAGATTTACAATATGTTATGAGTTGATTTAATAATCCAATTGGTAGCCAATGATTTCTAATATCATAAAAACATATTTTTCCGTCCCATCTACCAGATTTATATTTTGGATGAAACCAGAAATTAGGAGCACTACAACTAAATTCAGCTTTTAAATCCATTTCAATTTCAAATTTACAATCAACTTTAAACCACACTTCATTAACTTTATTCAATACAATATCAGTCATAATAGCTCAATTGAATGTCTTCGTTATAACATTCTTTTTCAAAAAATTCTAAATCAGATTCGAGAAGATTCCTCATCTCCAGTTCAATCCTATTTATATTCTCATAATCACAAGTTAAATAGTCAAAAAAACCACTCACATCAGTCTTTATACTGTCACATTTAGATCTAGTTTTTCTAGTTCTTACTTTAACTAAAACAGTATTTAAATCTATTTCACCTATTAACCAATTATATATTTTGCTATACATTTTAACCTTTAATTTTCATATTAAACCATTTAATTTTTTATATTCATCGGAAAATATAATATTAACAATATTATCATCTTTATCTATAATATTAAATTCATCCCAACCACAAAGTTCTTCATCTAAAAGTACCTTCTCATGTCTATCACAATATGCCATACCTTTAAATATACCACCATCATTACAATTAATAAGCAATTCACACTTAGTATCTTTTTCGAACCATGTACCATCACTTATATATGTATATGTATTATCTAAATCTTCCAATTTCACATCTACTACATTTTTTATATTATCCATAAAAACTCCTATTTTAAAATTATTCACCATTTAAATATTTTTTAAAATCTATAAAATTTTTAATATGAAAACTCATTTTCTTAATATTATCTAAACTTTCAGCCAAAAATGTTGTAATAACTTCTTGTCTACTTATATCCAATTTAATATTATAATATTCATCATTACTATTAATTTGTGATTCTATTTCATTTTTCTTATCCCAAGCATGATCATCTTCATATTTATAAAATTTATATAAAACCCCATATTTATGTACAAGTTTAAGTTTTAATTCCTTTAACACAGCTACTTCTTTTATATAGATATCAAGATAAGTATGAAATCTTCTAGGTATTTCTAAAGTTTTTTGTAAAACTAAATCTTCTGTTATAAGTAAAAATGTTTCTATATTCTTTTTTAATTTTCCAAAATTATCATTAGTCATAATACCTTCCTTTATATGTTATTTTATATTGTATTAAATATAATACATAAAAGTTAAAAAAATCAAATTTAATTACAAGTATTTTAATTTTAATACAATTTCATCATATTATACAGGGATGCCTATAATATTATTAATATACAAGTATTAAGCACTAATAAAATCATTATATTTCATTGATTTAGAAATTAATTTACTCTTTTTTAATATTTTTTAAAATAACCCTTGACTTTTTTAACTCCCATGATATATTTTCAAGTAACTTCAATAGTGTAAAATACGTAGTACAATTCTAATAATTATATAATATAAAATAATAATTATTATATAATTTTATTATAATATCATTCAATTATAATAAAAAGATAATAAATAATAAATAAATTTTTTGATCTAGTGGTTGCTATTTAACCACTAGATCAAAAACAACGTAGTTGCTATTAGATAAATATTATATAGATAATAAATAATTTTTAAATATTTGCGCTAACTATATTTATAAATAGATCATTATTTAAAAAATTAATCTTGACTTTTTTAACTCCCATGATATATTTTCAAGTAATTTCAATAATGTAAAATAATTTTAGTAATTTTAAATAATAATAACTATTATATAATAAAAAGATAATAAATAATAAATAAATTTTTTAATCTAGTGGTTGCTATTTAACCACTAGATTAAAAACAACGTAGTTGTTATTAAATAAAAAGATAATAAATAACTATTATATAATATTAAATATCTATAGTATTATATATTAAATGAAGCAACTACGTTGTTTAAATATATATCATGAAACACCACATGATATATATTTAAAACTTATTATAGGAGATAATATTAAATGTATTTAAAATTTAAATCATTATATTTTAAAAATTTATTTACTGTAGGTTCTGTTGGTATTACAATAGATTTCAAAAAAGGTTTACATCTTATTAGTGGTCCAAATGGTACAGGTAAGTCTACAATAATAGATGCTCTATCTTATTGTTTATTCAATAAACCATATAGAAAAATTAAAATGACAGAACTTATTAATAGAAAGAATAAAAAAAATCTTTATACTAAATGTTGTTTTGATATTGGTAACAATAATTATGAAATAATTAGAACTATGAAAAAAGATTCTATTATAATTATAAAAAATGGGATAAAGCAACAATTAACTAGTACTAAAGGATTAATTCAAGATGATATTAATAAAATATTAAATATTAATCATCAAATGTTTAAACAAATAATAAGTCTCAGTGTTAATTATAATGATCCATATTGTACATTAGGTATAGCAAAAAAGAGAGAAATTCTAGAATCTGTATTTGATATACATATATTTGGTAAAATGTTAAAATCATGTAAAAAAGAAATAACAGCTTTAAAATCACAAAATAAATTATATAAACAACAAGTTCAGTTATTAGAAATTCATATTCGAACAATAAAATCCAATTTAAATGAAAGTAAAACTATTAAAAATAATTTTGATCAACAAAAAGAAAAAGATAGTTTAATTGCAGCAAAACAATATTATAAAATCCAACTTCAATGGAAAAATGTTAAAACTCGTATATTTACCCTTACAAAATTATTAGAAATATATGAACTTCAAGATAAAGAAATACTTAAAAATAACCTTAAAATTATTGAAAAACGATTAAATCTTTTAGATTTCGAAATTAAATCATCAACAACAAGAATAATATTCTTAGAAAATAATAATTGTTGTAGCGAATGCAAACAAGATATTGATATTAATTTTAAAACTAAAGAAATACATACTAATAAAAAATATATTATGAAATATGAAAGTGCTACTATGAATCTAAAAATACAAAAACAAAAAATAGAAGGTAAATTACAAAAAATAAAAGATATATATGATGAATATCAAAAGAAATATCAAGAATTACAAACCAAAGAAATTGAATTAAAATTAATAGAAACACAATTACCTGAATTAAAACAAACTTTAGAATTAATAGAAAATAGAAATTTTGATATTAATATTGATAAAAAACAATTAGAATTCAATAAAAAATGTAAAGAATATCAAGAAGTATTTAAAATATATAAAAATACTAAAATATTATTAGAAAATTATAGTGTAGTTTCTGAAATATTATCAGATAAAGGTATTAAGAAATATGTATTTAAAAATAGAATACCTATTTTAAATGAAAAAGTAAATGCTTTTATTCAAAAATTTGAATTACCAATAAGAATAGAATTTGATGAAACTATGGAAGAACGTATTATAAGTATTACTAATATTAAAAATCCTATTAGTTATCATAGTTTTAGTACTGGTGAAAGACAACGAATTGATATTAGTATATTATTAGCTTT